CAGCGGCGTGTGCGGGTAGCGCGCCTTGGCCTTGCCGCTCGCCTGGGACTGTTCCTTCTGGATCGTCTCGGGCGGCACCTTGACCTGGTAGTTGGCGCCGTAGGGGTTGCTCGTCTTCATGACCTTGCTCCTGTGATTGCGGGGTGGACAGGGCGCTCACGCACCCCATCCTACACCCATCAGCCCTTGGCGACCACCGCGGTGCCGACGTACTTCGGGCCGATGACTTCGTACCCGAACACCATCAAACCCCGAATAATATACCCGAAGTCATTGGGGTTATCGATCATCTGGCACTCGACGATCTGGGACGCGAAGGTGAGGCCGGCGCTGTGGCCGAACATCACGTAGCTCGCGGGGCCCGGGCTCGTCTGCGTCAGCAGGTTGCGGCTCTGGTAGATCGTGAAGCGGTCGATCTCGCCCACCTTGCCGTTGCGCAGGATGGACACGCCATCACCGGCCAGCGACGCGATGCGCAGATCGGACTTCTTGATCAGGGCGATGAACCACGGCGGTGCCACCATCCAACGGCCCTCGTCCGACACGTTCTGCTCGTCGAGCACCGTGCCGCAGTCGACGATGAAGTCCACCACGTCGGTCTTGGAGACCGTGCGCGGCGTCGTCGAACTGCCGAGGTTGATGTTGGCCGAATCGGCGCCGGCGGTGTTGCCCGAGTTGGCCGCCGCCACGTCCGCAGGGATCGTGGTGAGCATGTCCGCGTCGGCCGCGATGCGCAGCTGGATCGAACCGTCGTTGGCGAAGATGTCGGCCAGGTCGAGGTCCGACTGGCGCGAATCCACCGTCGACAGCGCGACCGCGAACGACTTGGCCTGGTCGATGGCCAGCGTCACCGAGTTGTTGGTCGGGTACTGCGGGTTGAGGCCCGCGCCCACCACGTAGTCGGAGACGGTCACGTCCGGGATCGTGCGGATCTTGACCTGCGCGCCGAAGCCCGTGATATCGCCCTCGTAGTCGGTCGAGGCGATCTCGCCGAACACGGTGGTCTTGTAGAACTTCTCGACCAGCTTGGCCGAGTAGAGTTCCGGGTTGAAGTTGATGGTGCCTGCCGGGCCGTAGTCCGGAAGACCCGATGCGATGGGAACGCCCATGGTGTGCTCCTGTGCGAAAGGCGTTGCCGGTCACCTACCGGCGCGGGAGCTTCAACCTCGCTTCGAACTCTGCGCGTTCCTTGTCCGTCACGAATCCGACATCGCCGGGCTTCTTCGTCGCTGAGCGCTTGTAGAAGTCCTTGATCTCGGCCTGGGTCGGGTAGCCCGTTCCGGCGCCACGCGGCAGTTGGGGAGGGGTGTCGCCACCAGTCGCTCCGCTGCCGCTCGGTGCAATCGGGGGTTCCGGCACCTGCGGGACGGCCGCAGCCGCTTGCGCGAGGTATGCCTGGAACATCTTCACCACCTTCGGTGCGTCGAGACGCGCGCAATGGCGGGTGAGGATCTCCTGCCGAACCATTCCAGTCGCCGCATCTTCCTCGTCCAGCCAAGCCAGCCAACCCTCGTCTTTGTCGAGGACTCGGTAGTTCGGGACGGCCTCTTCGATCGCGTCTTCGAACTCCTGCACCTTGCGCGCCGCTTCGGCTTCCGAGTCTTCCTGCTGCCGGGTGAGCAGCGGCTTGATCTCGGCGGTCACCGTCTCGCGAGCGACCTTCATCGCTGCGTTCACGGCGGCTTGAGCCATCGCGGTTGCATCGTCTTCGCCGAGGTTCTTGATCTGCTCGGGCGTGAAGAACTCCGCGAGGTTGATCGTGGCCTGGGGCGTCGAGGCGGGCGTCGCCTGCTGCAGACGGAGGACTTCCGCTCGCAACTGGTCGTTTTCCTGACGGAGCGCGCTCATCGCTGCCTTGTGCTCGTCCTCGCGGGCGCGGAGTCGACCGGCGACGGCTTCGAAGCGGTGCTTCCAGTACGTCGGGTCGCTGTGTCGCGGATCCTCGGGCGGGGTAGGGGCCTTGGGTGCGTTGGCGTCAGGGACGGCGGCCACGGGTGCGTTCGGAGTGTCCGAGGGCGCTACCGGTGCCGTGGGCTCCGGGTCGGCCGGGTTGGCAGTGCGCGGGGTGGTGGCCGCCGCAACACGCCGCACAACGGCGCGAGGGAGTCGCGTTTCGTTCGAAGGCTGTGAAGCCTGCTGCATGTGGGTTCTCCGAGGTCCGGGGCGCGATCAGCGTCCGGGGAATCGGTTGCGCAGGGGGCCGGAGGCGAGCCCTACTGTTGGTGCGGTGCGGGGCGAGCCTGTGAGGTGACAGGGGCCGCGTTCCGGGTCAGCTTCTGCTCGGCCTGTGCGATGTCGGCGATCAACTCGTCGACTGCGAGAGCCCGTCCTTGCCAGCGGAGAACCTCTTCTCCGGTAGTGGACCGCAGCTTGTCGTTGCACTCGGCCTGCTTGGCTTGAAGCATCGTCAGAAGGCGCCGGCCATCTGGTGACTTTGACAGTCGCGCCAGAAAAGCAAGGTCGTCGTTCGTCAGACGCATGCGGGGATTCTATGCCTTCGGGTTATGAAATCGCAAGCCGTTATTCCTCTTCGGTGATGCGGCGTGCGAGTTCTTCGGCCCGCTGGCGGTTGATCTCGCGACGGCGAAGATCGGCGATCTCCCGACGCGCGGCCACAAGTTCGTCGGTGCTGGCCTGCAGTTGCTTCTCCAGCGCAGCGATCTGCTTGGTCAGCCCGACGACGGCGCCCTCGACGTAGGCCTGCATCTCCTGCTCAAGCTGCGCAAGGGCTTTTTCGGTGGTCGCCGGCGCGGGGGCGGGGGCCGGCACGGCATCCGGCCCCTTGGAGGGGGTAGGCGCTGCCGCAGGCACGGGAGAAGCTGCGGCCGTAGCAACCACCTTGGGGGTGGGTGCCTGCGTCGGCACGGTGGCAGCGGCAGGGGGCGGCGCGACCTTACCCACCCCGGTGCTGCGCGGCGGGGTCTTGGGGGAATCTGCGGGTGCTGCTTCGGTGGCGGCAGTCTCCGGCGCCTGGGCCTCCGGTTCCCCGCTCTCGTGCTGCTTGGCCTTTCGTTGCCAACGGATGCGCGTGTTGTGCGACGGGCGCTGGAACTTCGGGTCGGTGGGGTTGTCACCCGACCCCAACCCATCGAACACCGCGGCTGCCCCGATCGCACCTTGCACCGAAACCGGCGCTGCGATGGATAGCACGAACGCACCGTTGAGCAGCAGCGCGCCCTGCACGCCCAAGGCGCCGGAAACCGCCACCGGCGACTGCTGCGCCAGCGTGAACGGTGCGTCGTATGCCAAGCTGCCGGTCACGCCCACGGTGCCGAGCATGCCCAGCGGTGCGGCCTGACCGAGCGCGAACGGGCCGGCGGTGGCGATGTCGCCGGTCACGGTGGGCGCGCCAGCGATGGCCAGCGGGGACGTTTGCACCAACGTGAAAGGGGCGACGAAAGCCAGGTTGCCGCTCAAGCCGAGCGAGCCGGCAATGCCGGTCGGCGCAAGCTGCTGCACGCCGAACGTGAGCGCGAGGTCGCCGCTGACGGCCATGTTGCCTTGAACCGCGAGCGCGCCGGTCGGCGCGAGGATCAGGGTGTTAGGTGCGCCGTAGGCGAGTTGCCCCGACAGCGAAGCGGTGCCTGCCACCGCAATCGCACCGGTGGCGCTCAGCTGCCAGTTGAACCCGACATTGCCGGAGACGCTCAGCGCGCTTGAGATCGCAAGAGCGCCGGTCTGCGCCAGCACCAGCTGCGAGGTGTGCAGCACATCGCCGGTGATGCCTACCGCACCGGTGATCGACAGCGCGCCGGTCTGCGCCAACACCAGCTGCGACGTGTGCGGCACATCGCCGGCGATACCAAGCGTGCCGACCACAGCAACCGCCGAGGTCGGAACCAGGGTGAACGGCGCAACATAGGTCAGGTTGCCCGATGTCGCCAACGTGCCGGCAACCGCAATGGGCGCAGTCGGCGCGAGGTTAAACGGCGCAACATAGGTCAGGTTGCCCGTCACTCCCACTGTGCCGGCCAGTGGCAGGGTGCTGGGTTGGATCTGCCACGCGAAAGCCACATTGCCGGACGCGGCAAGCGTGCCCGACATGGCGATTGCGCCGGACGGCTGCAGCTTCCAGGCGAGCGCGAGGTTGCCAGTGGTGCTCAGCGCGCCGTTGACCGCCACCGCGCCCGACTGCACCAGCATGAGCGAGGGGTCGGTCGAAATCGTCAGGTTACCGGTGACGCTCAGCGCGCCGGCGATGGCCTGGATGTCGAGCGGGGCAACGACCGGGAAGTCTTGCCCGAAGGTGATGTTGCCGGTGGCCGACAGCGCGCCGGAAACACCGACGCTGCCGGTCTGCGTCAGTGGCTTGTTGTAGCCGACATTGCCGGAAGCCGCGAGCGTGCCGGACACCGCCACGGCGCCCGACTGCACCAGCGTGAACGGGTTGGGCGCCGCGTTGCCG